CGGGGTTGAGGGTTATCTTGGCCTTAAGCCAGGTGAAAAGGATGAATTCTACATCGTCACGCCGGACGAACTGATTTCAGAACAGACACTCATTCCGTGCATAGCGTGCGGAAAAGGGTATACATCACGCTGTAACTATTGCCCCACGTGTGGGATGATGGTGGAAGAACAAGGAGATTCCCGTGACAAAACCTAACGAGGCGAGCAAGGCGACGGAGAGGCCGTGGAAATCTAACAAGAAAGGTCACACGGTAAGAATATGCGATAAGAGTGGTGGTGAAATAGCTGTAATGATAGAGTTTATGTGTGGTAAGCCAGAGGTATTTGACAAGGACGGTTTCGCCAACGCCCGCCTCATCGTGACCGCCGTGAACGCGCATGAGAGGTTGAGGAAGATAGTAGAGAGAGTGTGGGTAGAAAATCAATGCCATGAATGTGATGACAGTATGGTCTGTGAATCATGCTTGTATGAAGAAGCCCGCGCCCTGTTAGCAGAACTCGACGAGATAGCATGGGAGGAAGGAGGTTGAGAGTAATGTATTATGTTATCACTAATTGCCCGTCTTGTAACGGGAAAGATATTCAGATGACAGGATTTTCACATACATACAAGAGCTATACTTGTTGGGTGTGTGGTAACAAATGGACGATAGCTAAATCTACGATAGCGTGGGAGGGAGGAGGGGGTGATGAGTAAATCACAAAAATATCAATGTCCAGGATGTAATGGTAGTGGCAGGATAAGCGCACCTTTCGGGCCAATGACTGTCATCGGGGGGCCACCGCAAACGCAATCATGCTCAGTATGTCGTGGGCGTGGATGGATAACGCTTGTACCATACAAGAAGCCAAAACCAAAGGATAACGAATTTCACACTTCTGTAAAATTCTCAGCAGAGCAAGTAGAAGATATGATAAACAATATCGACAAGGAGGCCACCCCATGACCCGCCAAGACATGCTCGAATTGAAATAGAAGGATGCACCATAGATGTTCGGAACTGGATTCTTAAAGGTATATTACCCACCGCGCAAGCCGTGGTGGACTTCCTGGTTGACTTGAAAGGAGAGAAGAATGAGTGATTTTCTTGAGCTCAATAAAGAGCACAGAGCTATTTCGATTGACGCGAGGAATGTTATTGACACCTCATGGCATTACTCATGGCATTGGAAATATGACGGGGTATATCTTACTGACGAAGGAATGGCCAAAATGAAGTCAGACCTTGATCGTAGAATAGGCGGCACAAGAAACGAACTGGAGCGATTGGAAGGATTCCGTCAACGTGTTTTGAGGTATGAACAAGGCATTGTGAGAGATATAAACGATGCCAATCCTCAAAAAATAAAATCTAAATGACTCACATTAACCCCGCTGGACTTCCTGTGCGGGCTGAAAGGAGATAAGGATGAAATCGACATTTGAAATTAAACTATCAGAGGTTCGTGTACTTCTCAGTCTATTTATGGTATCCGACCCGTGGCCGCTTACTAATGGTAGCCATGAAATTATGAAAGAAATGCTTGACCGTATTGCAGTAGAACATGGATATAATTCGTGGGTAGAAATGTATCATAAAAAAGGATAAGGAGGCAAAATGACCGACCGTGAGATGAGTGAGAAAAGAATTGATGCGCTTACTACGGACGCACCAATATGTTGGACATGCCCTCTTTTTACACGCGGTAGTATGCCTCGATTTGGAGAGCGGGATGGCTGGTGTAAACATGAAAAACCTTATTCATATGAAGTTAATGCTTACCAGTCTTGCGCAAGACACCCAAGGATGGTTGAGATGTTTGGTCTGGAGGCCAAATGACTCACATAACCCCGCTGGACTTCTTGTGCGGGCTGAAAGGAGAGAAGGATGAGTGAGAGATATTCCGTGGATAACTGTTGTAAAAAGTGTGGCAACAGCTCAATCGCTGACCACTACGACGAAAAATCTAACCGTATCGACAGATTGTGCAGGAGATGCGGATATAGCTGGTTGGAACTTCCGCTTGACTTCGGATACATACCATCCGAACAGGAGGCAAAATGACCGACCGTGACATCAAGATAATCAGAGAGTGGTGTAAAGAGAATACATCCATAGCACAAGGTTATCCGCCGGATACCTTCGATGTTATCATGCCTTATAGAATTGAGAAGTTCCTCGACACCCTCGCCGCAGAGATCGCAGGGCGAAGGTGTGGGACGTGTGGCACCTCACAAGCGGAGTGTCCGATATACGATGTGTTGCCTGCCCATGTATTACAAGTTAATAGCGACTTCTCCTGCTCCCACTACACCCCGCAACCGGAGAAGGTGGCCAAGAATGCAAACTGAATTGATTTGCAAACATCTTGATAGGATGCCTCTGGCATTAGAGCCAGCTCCATTATATGGCTGGTGTAACTATCCGTATCCAAATAGAAAAAAGGATGATACTTTTGGGTGCAGGGGTTTACAAATGTGTTTAGAGCGGGTTAGACAGAAACAATTCCACACCCCACCCCCCGACACGCGAGAGGAGAAGAACGATGACATTCGCTGATGCACAAATATTCAAGATGCCGTTTGGAAAACACAAAGGGTTGACTCTAGATAAAATATCAGAGACAGATGAAGGGTTGCTTTATCTCGACTGGCTTGTCGGTAAAAATCTAAACCCCTATGTCAAGCAGGCACTCGAAACATACCTTGCCTACCCGTCGATTCAGCGTGATGTAGCTGCGCTGTTGTACAAGTAAAGGAGCCGCCCAATGACACAGACACGCCCTAACTACCTCCCGCACCCCCTATGGCTCGCCCGTGATAGCGAGGGTGCTGTGATAGGCCACGCCTGCAAGCCAGAGTATATCGAGTTCAACGATGGCTCATGGGCGTGGGAATGTAGTGGATGCAAATACCCTTCCACCTGCACATCCTACGACGTTGACTTCGGGCTGCAGCCGGGGGAGATCAGATATGTGTGCCCGCACCAGGAGGCACGCGAGATTGACAACGAACATCGCGCTAACCGTATGGAATTCGGCAAACCGTGTCCGCATAACACGACCCACACCGTCAGGAATCTGTGCGGGAAATTCGAGGCGTGTGAAGGTTATTGTTTCTACCACACCACTTGAGTGAGAGGAGGAGATATGGATGAAATTTACTGATGCACAAATATTTAAGATGCCATTCGGGAAACATAATAAGAAAGTAGGAAAATAATGGGAGAAAAAATATTAAAACAAAGTTTCAGAAGATATAAAAATTCAGGTTCAAAGAATCGGGAAAAAAATTCTTTTATCAGGAATGGTGAATCGAATACCACCCGACAATGTACTTGTTGCGGCGAAAGACTTTCTTCTGCTTGTTTCAATAAAAATGATTCTTATTGTTTAAGTTGTATTAAGAAGAATAAAGAAATTGCCGAAGGAAATAATTTATCAGAACGATTCAAGAATAATGAAATGATAAAGAATAATATCAAAGTAAATAAACATCTACAATGGAGTGAACCTATAAAACGAAATCATGGGCCGGATTCAATTGTAATTCTTTAACGAAAGGAAAATAAAAATGACCAGATTGGAATTTATGGAAGCTCAACAACTCTCTGATAAAGCAAATCCAGGACAGCGAGAAGATAGAATTGCTAAAAATATAAACGATACGTATCGTAAAGAAATATCAGATATTTATATGCGATTGAAATATTGTATTTTATTAGCGATATGTCTACCTGTAGCATTTTTATTAGTAATTATAAGTCCAACTCTACTCCCAATTGCCTTGTTATTAGTAATCCCGGGAGTTCTCGGAGGATGTGGGATAGTTCTTTGTTTTGCCTTTTGGGGTGGTGCGGGAATAGATAGACAAATGGACAGGGAGTGGTACGGAATTTCTGATTCAGACTGAGATTATAATGATTGATAATTCTTTAACGAAAGGAAGGTGCGACATGAAGTATGTTTCAATTTTAATTATGTTTTTATTTATTACAATGGGATGTGAAGATAAAACAGGAAAATCAACTGAAAATATTTTTGAAGGTGTTGGATATGTTGAACCTTCATATATTTTCAACGGGCGACTTAACGCTGATACACCGAACGCAGAACGTACTTTCATTGTTAATACGGTATCTACTATCAGGTTAAGTGTAAGATTGCCGCAGACGGGCTTCTACGTGCTTCTACGCGATGATACAGGGATGATTCGACAGTATTGGGATTCAGGGCGCGAAGATTTACAACTTGGACCGGGAATATATACACTTCGTTTTGAATTATTGGATATATGGATGGATGATGTTTATCTTACAAAAGTATGGATTGTACCGGAAGAAATTGAAGAAGAAATCCCTACTGAACCGATTGAATAGAAAGGTAAATTATGGCGATAGCAGATTTACTTTAATGAAAGGAAAAAATATGAGTGAAATAATTATAATTATCATAGGGTTCATTATATTTATTATTCAGCAATTATTGTTCAAACGTGCAACAAAAAAGAATTGTAAAAACTATGGAGATTCCATAAATGATATTAAAGGAAAATATGAAGATGAATTACGCATACAGTCAGATAAATATTCAACTGCAATAGATGAAATGCGGCAACAGTATATAGATGAATTCAAGATTTACGAAAGGAGAATAAATGAAAAAGATAGTATAAATTAAAGGAGAATGAAATGAAAGCACCACCGAAGGGAAGTAAATCATGGCTTCATTATATTGCAGAGCAAGCAGATTATAAAGGTTTGGCTTGTGAATTACGCGACAATGATGAAACCATAACTAACGTAGATATTATGGTAGAAGTAAATCGAGAACTTGTATTCTTTACAGCAATGAAAGGAAAGTAAAATGAAAAAGCATTATGTGAGATTCTTTTATCCCGGAATGATCGTTTCGGAAACATCATCAAAGGAAATTGCGGAAAGAAAGGTTGAAAGTGTTAATATACCAGATAACGCATACGGATTTCAGTTTTATGATCGTGAAATTATAATTAGTTTAGATACAGGTAATGAAATGAAAGGCGAAATTCATAATATTTCTGGATGTTATTATCCAGATGGTAAAGTTTATGAAATATCAGATGTTGAGAAATTGGAACCGAAAGAAGAATATAAGATAATGTTATCAAATATGAAAAGTCATAGCCCACGTGTTGTCAAAACAAGACTTGGAACTTTCCCAACATTCAATGATAATGATTTTATAATTTAAGGAAGATGAAAAATCAAATGACATAGCAAGTGACCTAAAAGAAAAAAATACTCAAACAGGCAGTTAAAAAAATCTTCAATAAGTAAAAATTACAACCTCTCTTAAAAAACCGTTGACCTTTGAAATTATAAGGGTTTGCGGTTTTTTATTTACTTACAATGAAGCATCACAAAATATTTCCTCATTGAAAACACTTTTATATACGATAAACTGTTAGTAATAGAAACACGTATTCAAAACTATTCTATCAGATAAAAGGTGTTAAGATGGCAAATCAGAAAGTGAAAATGAAGAAGAAAAAGCGCGGCAAAGAAAAGAAAATAAAATCTGATACGCCAAAATTCCTTAATCGCGAACTGGTAAAAAAACCCTGTAAAGCCAGTAAGAAAGTAAAGAACAAAGTGAATTCCGGCGGCCAAGAAGCCCCAGTAGTAATAAATGAACCAGTAAGAGAGGTAGTAACATATGAAAAAGTAACGACAGAAGTAGTAGATAATATACGTACTCCAATATATAATCCATCCCCTACAAAGACCTCTACACTTACTGAAATACCAAAAACACCACGAAACCGCGCCTACCCTGAATCCGACAAGGAGTTGATAAGTTTAATTTACGGTAAAAAACCGAAGAAAAAGGGGAAGCGAATACGGGTAAATGCTACGCAACTTGAGAACAGATTAGCGAGTATAAATCAGGCGTTACTTGAACAGCGTTTGCCGAAGGATGTGGTAGCGATTCAGGTATCGAATAGATATGATGTTACGCTTCGTCATGCATATCGAATGATTAAAAAAGCAGAGCAACGGCGCAGGGATTTAATTGCTGGTTCTCATACTCAGTTACTTTCAAATGCGATTGCTGAATACGATATGATTATTGTTCTTGCATTGAACGGAAAAAAGGAAAAGAAAACTGTTGAACGGAATAAGAAACTAAAAAATGGTAAGGTCAAAAGAATTACAAAGGAAGTTGAATTTTATTTAATTCATCCGAATCCGATGTTGGCATTGAAAGCTATGCGCGAAAGAAATGAAATGCTTGGGTTGATTGGTACGAAGGGCGGTGTTGCGTTAAATATTATGAACATGAACATGAATCAAGAGGATGTAGGTGCATCCAATTACGCAAACATGAAACAGATTGTAGCAGGAATTCCTACAGACGTTCTGGAGAAGATACGGCAACCGATGACATACGAACAATTTTCAGATGATAAAGATGGTGGAGTTTTTGAAGGTACGACATGGGATATAAAGAAAAAGGGAAAACTTCTTAAAACAAGTCAGGTGTCGTAATGGGAAATGATATTCATTCAGAGCGATTGAGTAAAGCAGATATTAAACTTCTACAATACGCTATTTCTGTAAATGATTATGAAACTGCTTATGAAATTCTATGGCGTGAACGTCCTGTATCAATGCGGCAATTTATGCTTGATGAAGATTTTTTGGGTTCAAGTGCCACAACACATCCGAGGATTCTTCAACTGGCAGAAGCAATCGACTTACCTGAAATCAGACATGCTCATCTAAACATTGGTAAGGGGTCAGGAAAGACATATCTAATCGCAAGGGCTATGTTAGCACGTGGGGTTTATTTACAACTTTGTTATCGTGACCCACACGCGATATTTGATCTTGCACGCGGAACGGAATTGCTTTCAATAAATTTATCAACTGCAACATTACAGGCACATGAAGCATTATTCGCGGAATTAAAATCGGCAATCGAACATAGCAAATGGTTTGAAGGTAAATACGTAATGGGTAATGACAAGATAACCTTCCCAAATAATATCAAGTGCATCTGTGGTCATAGTAAAGGCCAGTCGTTTGAGGGGCTTGCAATATGGCGTGGTGCGCTGGATGAAAGTAATCTCCAGCGGGATAAAATTGGAAAGAGTAATGCAGATGAAAACTTTAATATTCTTGTTGAAGGTGGTGTTTCAAGATTCCCCGGTGCATATAAAGTATTTACTATCGGTCGTTCTGTTCACGACAATGATTTTGAAAGTCGCCGACAAGAACAGATCGCTAATAAGGGAATGAAATTAAAAACATCATTCTTTGATAATTTAGAATTGCCGGGCAAAAAGGAACTGCAATCGATTGCAGTCAAGAAACGTAAAGTATCAGAACATAAATTTTCAACTACTGTCGGATTACATCCAGATGATTACCCAACTGATATATGGTTTAACGGAAATGAAATGGCAGTTAAAGGGCCAACATGGTTCTTCAACCCTACTCGTGGATGGGAATCATTCAAAGATGAATTTGAACGGCGACCAGAGAGAGCATCAGCAGTATACGGATGTCGCCCGATACGCGGCGGTGTGAACAGAGTATTCCCGAATCCGAATATAATCATTAAGAAATCAACAGAACGTCTTACACATCCATTTGACGTGAATCAGCTATTGCTTGAAAGTTTTCAACCCGGACCATTCTTATATTATGCTCACTTCGATTTATCGGCAAAGAAGGATTGTACTGGTTTTGCATTATGCCATGTAGATCAAGACAGGAATAAAATTGTCATTGATGCGATGCTTGAAATACCAGTCCCGCCCGGTGGTGAATTACGATTGGCTCATAATAGAAAACTTCTATACGAATTGAATGATAGAGGTTTTGAAATCAAAGTAGTTTCGTTCGACGGATGGCAGTCATTAGAATCGCGGCAGGAATTATCAATAAGAGGATTCAATGTTGAATATGCTTCGGTCGATCGGACGAGTGAGGGATATGATACTCTTGTTGATTTGATGTATGATAATAAACTTGAATTCTATTACTATCATCCGTTTTATGAATGTTGCCGTGATTTAATTTACATATCGAAAAACGGGAAAGTAGATCACGATCCCGAAGTACCAGATAGCAAAAAGGATGTTAGCGATGCAGTAGCCGCAGTATGTTCAAGATGCGTCCATGAACTACGGGGATTCACAGGAATAATTGCGGCATAAATGAAAGGAAGATTCAATGGCGGAATACGACAATCATAATGCGGATGCTAAAGTGGGTTCGTGGGAGTACGATGAACGTGTAGGGCATCTATGGGAAGCCAGTCATCGTGATGATGATTTAGATAATGGCGAAATCATTGATGTAGTTATTCCATGCCCTTCTGAATGGGATGGTAAGGGAATGGAAGTAAAAGTAGAGATAGAAGCAAACGAAGGATTGAATATTGATATATGGAGAAAAGTAAGAGGGATAACAGGAGGTAACCCGCAAGAGAGTTTCTATAATAAGAATGATAATTATGGTGACTTGGGAACTCAATTGAAAATATCTCCTACAATGGTTTTTGGCGGTGATAGGATTCAAAGATTATTTATCGGAGCAGATGATGGTGGAAGCAGAATGGAAGATGTAAGAACTGTTGAGGCAGAAAGAGGAATTCGTTATGTGATTACTTCTGTTACTGACGATACAAGGGTGTCAATACGTGTCCAGGTTCGCAGGGCTTACAGATAATAAAAGGAACTTACTGATGCCGAAGAAAATAAAAGAAGTAGAATATAAAGCGGTACAACATACAGATGGTGAGTGGTGGGCAGTACCAATCCAAGAACAATCTGGATGGAATAAATTTAAGAAGTGGTGTCCCTATTTATCTCCTGAACCGATAGAAAAACAATTATCAAAACAACTTGAACGGGAAACTACTTTCGGAACAGGTTCATATAATTCTAATTTCATGTCAGACCCATTCAGTAATAAATCAGATGAAGATTATTATCGTACTGTTACATGGGTTTACAGATGCATCACTACGATTGCTCAAGCGGCGGCGGGTGCTCCATTCAAGTTAATGCAGAAGACAATGACTGACGGGAAAGAGACAAAAGAAGAAATAAAAGAAGGTGATGTATATGAATTACTACAGAACCCGAATCCGCTTTCAACTTGGTATGATTTCACCGAAGCAGTATTTATTAATATGGAATTATTCGGTACATCGTTTTGGGAGAAGATTCCATTCCGTGGTGATGATAAAGATAAGATTGCTCAATTATGGTGCTTGCTTTCCGGCAAGATGCAAGTAGTACCACATCCGACTAAATATATCGACCACTTCAAGTATATTCCGATATGGGGTAATATCCAGAAGTTACCAGTCGAAGATGTTGTCTACATGAAATATTATGACCCATCGAGTGATGTTGCTGGATTAGGGCCGACTACTCCTGCGTTATCTGCAATTCATATGGATATACGAGTAGCAACTTACGGCGATGATTATTTCAGGAATGGAGCGGTTCCATTAATCGCCCTTGAAGCAAAAGATAAAGATGTTGTATTTAGTAAGCCACAAGTCAATAGAATGAAAGCTGATTGGAATTCAATTCATAAGGGATATAAAAATTGGCATAAGATAGCAGTTCTTCCCGGTGGATTATCTTTGAAGGTATTAAGCAGTACATTAAAGAATCTTGACTTATCCAGTTTACGTGATTACAGCCGTAAAGAAATCATGGCGGCGTATGGTGTACAACCTGTAATGATAACGGATATGGAAGGTGCAACAAAAGCGAATGCGTTTGTACAGCAAGCTCAATTCTGGAACGGTACGATGCTTCCAAAATTGATTAAGTACGCGCAGATGTGGAATAAATATATCATTCATCCAATGGACGAATCACTTTCATTGGAAGTAGATATTTCAAACTTCCTCGTATCTCCAGAACAAGCAAACTTCAATAAAAAATTACAGGTAACGCTTTTTGAAAAAGGAATCACGATACTGAATGAAGCGAGAGATTATTTTCAACTTGGGCCTGATAAAAGTGGCCGTGGTAATTTATATATGTTCGACATAAATACTCCTTCATTACCAGCAACGATTGAACAAACAATCGAACTTGAAGAAGAAGTACCAGTACCACAGGACAATAAGATGATTGCGGGTACAGAAGTTGATGATAAATTCATCGACACATTCAAGGTGGATGATGCGGTTGCGATAGCATTTAATACGGTTAAAGACCGTGAGGATGATAAATTTAGTATAATCATTAACAATCTATTCAAACGCCAAATAGACGCTATTACGCCGTTAATAGATGTATGGGAGAAGCAGAGTGAGAAGTCAAGTTTAAGAAAAGCAGATGAATTGAATATGGATATTGTTCTTGAAACTTTGGATAAGAGTTTTGAAGAAGTGAAAATTGAAGTAGCGGCAGGAATAAGACAATCAACAAAGTCAGGATATAAAATAGCATATCGGATATTGAAGTTAAAACCTGATGAAAGATATGTTTCTTCTGAAGGATTCGCTCAGGAGTTTATCGCTAAAAAAACTTTGAAATTAAAAGGGGATTTGAATTCAACTACGACTGCTCATATTAAATCGACAATTGACAGAGGAATTAAAGAGGGACATTCAATTGCTCGTATAGCAGAAGGATTGAAAGAAGGTCTTGACGATACAATAATGAGTAATGATAGGGCACTTATGGTTGCGAGAACAGAAGTAAATGGTGCGGTTAATTTCGGGGCTGAAGAAAGTTATCGTGATAGTGGAGTAGTAAAAACTCAAAGATGGTTGGCAACATCAGATGATAGAGTTCGTGATACTCATGCGGCGGCAAGTGGTCAAGAACGAAAATTGGATGAAAAATTTAGTGTAGGTTCAGATATGCTTGAACGACCCGGCGATCCGAATGGTTCACCCGGTGAAATCATAAATTGTAGATGTTGTTTAATTCCCGGAAAAATGAAAGGAAGGGAGTAACGATGAGCAGAAAGACCAGAAAGAGAGCTGAAAAGAAAAAGAAACGTACAGTTGAGAAGTTGACTCGTAAGGGATTGATACTCCCTCCGAAGCGTACAGTCGATGTTCATTTCACGATCAATGAACAGGAAAGCGAATTACCTGAAATTGAAATTGATGATGATGAAATTGATGATGATGAAATTGACGATGATGAAGAAGAAGAAATTGAAGAAGAAAAAGCTCGTGGTGATGGTCAAGGCAATGGTGGTGAAAGACAAGGTGATGGTGGTGCTGATACATGCACTTGCCCTGAATGCGGTGCTGTTACTAAAAAAGAAAAAGGAGTTCCTTGTTCTTCTTTAATATGTTCTGAATGTGATGTGAAATTAACAGGAACTAATGAAAAGAAAAAAGAAACTAAAAAATTTACAAAACAAATGACTAATAAATATGTACCAATCGTAAAACTGAATGATGAAAAACATTTAGTATACGGGGTTGTTTACGGGCCTGATGAAGTTGATTCACAAGGTGAATATGCAACCGCAGAGGAAATAGAAAAGGCATGTCATATATTCGTTAAAGATTATCTTGAAATGAATGTTGAACATCGTCAACACGCTAATCCGAATTTAATACCAGTCGAAATTTTCATTGCGCCAATAGATTTCAAGTGGGGGGATTTAACAGTAAGGAAAGGAAGTTGGTGTCTTGTTACTAAAGTATTGGATGAACGAGTTTGGAAGTTGGTTAAAGCAGGGGAATTAACTGGATATTCAATGGAAGGCGAAGCAATGCGTGCCGAATAATAGGAGTATGATATGGACAAGGCAGATAAACGAGAAGTGAAAGAAATAAAAGGAATTATTCCAAGGCGTGTATCTATTGTAGGTACAGCCGCGACATTAAAAAAATTTCCGTTATGGAAAAGTGCTGATTGGAAAGGAGAAGAAACAACGAACGAGGAAGGTAATACCGAAGAATTTCATAATGAACTTTTAGCTCCTATCATATCTGTACGGAGCGGTATGGAATCCATTAAGAAACATTTCAGAAAGGAGTTGGACAAGATGGCGAAGCAAACTTTGCAGGACGTTCTTAAAGGAACTGCCGCTTCCATTAAAGAAACAATCTCTGCACTCAGTAAATTTAAGGGTGAAGAAACCGGGAGCGACAAGGAAGAAACCGATAAGGACACTACGGAAACAACCGAAGATGAATCAACAGAAAAGTCGGCTGAACAACTGGTAAAAGAGTTGACCGCATTGAGTGAATCACTTGCTGATTTTCCTGAAATGCTTACAAAGCATTCGGAGCATATTGAATCACTTAAAGCTGAAATCAAGACCATACAGGATGGTCGCCAATCTGATATGGATGAATTTGAGAAGATGCTCGACGCTCATTCCAAACAGATTGATGAAATCAAAAAGAGTATTGAAGACCGTGTAAAAGCTGGTATCGATGCTTATGTGAAAAGCCAGCAGGATAATTAATTTTCCTAACCTTAAAGGGTAACAAGGTAAATAATAAATTTCTTAAACAATGTGGAGGATAAGAGTAATGAGTAAACCGAAAATGAATATGGACGAATTGAAAAAGAAAGCACATGATATTTCTGAACGCGCTGGTAAAGTATCCAACGAAACGGAAATTCAAAAGACTGTTGAGGATATGGCAAAACGGTATCCTGAACAGAAGCAAACTTCTTTCGGTTATCAAGCGGCTGGAAGTGGACCGCTGTTCAAATCAGCGAATGAACTTCTTTTCAAGAGTGTTCAAGGTAATGATGAATTGGATGCATTCCGTAAATGGAATGACGATCTGATGATTATTGATGCCGTACTTTCAAAAAGTGATTCTGCCTATTATCATAAGGGTGGAATTTACGGAACAAAATTCTATCAGGAAACGAAAGCCCAACATGCCGGAATGCTCAAACATATGACAAAAGCTCTTTCGTCTACCGGAACTGCAACAGGTGATGAATGGGTTCCGACTGGTTGGAGTTCTGATCTGTATGAGCGTATTCGTATCGCACAGAAGGTTTCGGCGTTATTTCCGACAATCAATATGCCTACGAATCCGTATCGTGTTCCAGCGGCTGGTGCAGACCCTACGGCTTATCTTACTGCGGAAAATACTTCTGATAGTCCTACTGCTTCAACTGCTTCAACTCGTGGAACGGCACAGAGGGAATTCGATGCTAAGAAGTTGATGGTTCGTAATATTCTTTCAGAAGAAATTCGTGAAGATTCCATTGTCCCGATTCTTGAGATTGTACGGAATGATATTGTTCAGGCATTCTCAAATGCAATCGAAGACGGGACGGTCAATGGTGATACTACAAATCCGCACATGGATGATGATGTTGATACCGCTACCGACCATCGTAAGGCATGGAGAGGGCCACGTAAGCAAGCGAATTCCGCAAGTACAGAAGTTGCCGCTGGTGGAACATTGACTGCTGACATGATGACGCAAGCACAGGTTATCATGGGGAGGTTCGGTGCTGATATTTCTAATCTGGTTTGGTTGGTTTCAACTCAATCATATGGACAGATTAAAAATCTCACCGAAGTTCAGACGGTTGATAAATTCGGGCCGGGTGCTTCTATTCTGGCTGGTGAAATTGGTAAGATTTACAATATACCAATTATCCTTTCAGAATATGTTAGAACCAATCTCGCGGCTGATGGAACTTACGATGGAACAACTAAGAACACCACGGAAATGCTCCTGATTAACCGGAGAGCATTCTGGTATGGTAATCGTCGTGAGCTTACGATTAAGATTAAGGACGAGCCGGAATATGACCAGATGCAGATGATTGGTTCTATCCGCAAGGCATTCCGTTGTATGGAGGCAACGACTGCTACTTGTTGTGCGGCAATCATCAATATCACTAACTTCTCGTAAGTCAACTGCAATCGATTGCAGTAATACAAGGAGTTAATTGATAATGTATTATGGTTGTGTAAATGTGTTCCAAGATAAGAACGGTTTAAGGGAGTGCCTTTCGGCATTACGGGGGGCACTCCCTGCTGATTCTAAATTAGTAGTTGTTGATGGAGCATATAAAGAATTTCCACACGATAAACCATATTCAACTGACGGGACAATTGAAGTAGCACATGAACTTGCGGATATTGTAATTGAAACAAAAGAAGCATGGGAAAATGAAGAAATAAAACGCAGTCAATATTTTATCGGTAAAGAAGATGATGTTTATATTGTAGTTGATGCTGACGAAACAATTCAAGGTAAAATCTCAGAAGGTATAACAGAAGATCATTGGATTTTACTTCGCAGAACGAATACACCAGAAAAACCATACTATATCTATCGTATTCACGTCCATAAGCCCGGTATTCGCTATCAGGGCACACATCATGCCGTTTGGGATGATATATACGGGTTACGGAATATACTGCTTGAAAACCGTACAAAGAAACGGCGTATCGTGAACTGTGAATTAAAGCATAATGTTTGCGATAGAAGATTGAATGATTTGAAATACGGTAAACGTGGTGACTATCATAGATGGTTGCAAGAACACGAAAGAGAATTCAGGAGACAGCACTCTTTATAGGCGGTGAAAAATGGTAACTGCTTTAACTACTTCAACACAGGTAAAAAAATTCTATCAAGGGAATGTACTTGGTAATTATAACGATGAAATCAATCTTTTGATTGAAGGTATATCAACAGGAATGGCTTTATGGCTTGGCAGGGATTTAGGTGAAGAAGATGAAACCACATATTACAATGGTTCAGGAATGAACAGATTATATCCGAGAAGAACTCCAATAACATCTATATCAGAATTGAATATTGATAGTGGTAGAACTTTTGGAACATCAACTGCATTAGTAGAGGATACTGATTTTATAATTGACCCCGAAGATTCAGAATCAATAATCTTTCTTGGTGGTGTATTCCCAAAGAATGTGAAGAATATTAAATTAACTTCTCTCGCTGGTTATCCAACAATACCGAGTGATGTACAAATGGCAATTGCGGCATGGGTTGCAAGTCTGCTTGAACAGGCAGGGAAATTAATCGTTACCAGTTTCACGGTGATAAATATTACTACTAATTTTGACGTCAATAAAATGATGCCGAAGTTTGTTCAGTTAGTAATGCAGAATTATAAACGAAATTCATTCGGAACATTCTAATGATATTCATGGCTAATACAGTAGTTGATATAAAACGACAGAATAAAACTTTCTCCGATGGTGAATTTACATATACGTGGGAGGATGTGAATACAGACTGTCCTGCATTTATAACTCCTACGGGTGGCGGTCAAGCCGGAACAATATTAGGAAGATTTCCAGAAGCAACTCATACGGTGTTAATGGAAATAGATTCACCCGTAACCAATAATGATAGATTATATCGAACGATTGATGGATTAGTTTATCATTATGAAGTGCTTCATTCAGAGCGTCCGTCAATAGGAATTGGTGAACATCACAAGACGTTATATGTTAAGGAGATTCCTCAAGATGACGTTCCGATTAGGGGCTAAAGTAACTGGATTCAAAGGAGTAAAAACGGCCTTGAAAGATCAAGGGCAAAGGGTAGTAAATGCAATATCAGATGAAATAAAAATGATGGCTCTTGAAGTTGAGAAAGGAGCAAAGTTAAGGGCACCAGTTGATACAGGAAGATTAAGGGGTTCATACGGAACTTTTTTTGGTCATCGTGGTGGAACTCTTGATTATGCAACAGTTGGAACAAATGTTGAATATGCACTTCATGTTGAATTTGGAACTCGTCCTCATGTGATAAAGGTAAAAAAGAAAAAGGTTTTGGCATCACGGACTCAAATATTCGGAAAGGTAGTAAATCATCCCGGTACAAGAGCAAGACCACATTTAATTCCTGCTTTGAATGAAGTCAAAAGAACAATGACAACGAGAATGCAACGAGTATTAAAAAGAACAAGTGATTAACATAGAGAGGAATATATCTGTGACAGCGCCTAAAAAAAATAACATACTTTTCAAGATTGGAGTGCCATTGTTCTTGACATTATTGGGGTTGGGAACTTTCAAGTTACACTGAAGGAGATCGCTTTAGGTTTACATCGTCTAATGACAAGGCAGGCAAGGTGGCACATATGTTAGCCGTTGAGAAGAATGTGAATGCTCCGGTGAGTGCTGCTCCTACATATCCTGATAGTTAGTGAGGAGTATGTCAGTGACACAGCAAGAGATTGAATTTTTCAAAGAGATGGTGCAGGATATAAAGGATAATGTAAAAACTATAACTGCTACAGTCTCCGAGCTTTGTATTGATTCAGCAACAGAGAAGGAAAGAATAAAAGGTCTTTTAGGTTTTGAAAAAGCTCATAAAAGAAAACATGAAAATATGGCAAAGAAAATGTGGGGATTATTTCTGTCACTTCTTGGACTTATCGGACTTGTATTACGGGAGATATTTAAGTAATGACCATCTCAAAAATTGGCCTTGACGTAAAAGATTATTCCGGCGTGCTTGATAGCGATCTTGAGCTTGCAGAGGGTGATTCCCAAGTGCGTCTGGAGTTCAAAACTATTTGGGACGATGACTTCAACAGCGGGTATATCGCTGGCAATTGGCCAACGGTGACCGAGACGGGGGTAGGGCATGTTACGTGGCAGAATAATCGCGTCGAGCTTGACGGTATCATCGCTACCGATGTAAATGGCACATCTTCCAAAGCGCTGACTTTTGCTGACGGGAATTATCTTGAGATTGAAATTTATTCTTCTTCCGATATGAATTTCATGTTTGGGTTGTCTGGTAATTCAGCATTGCACTTTGACGCTAATCCGGGCTGTATATTTAACTGGGCGGCAGGAAGCATATATGTTCGGAAAGATGGGGTTTTAATAGATCTCGTTTTTGATTATTCCTATGTTACGAATTACACACTACGATTTGTATGTCAGGATGGCCCTGATGTTGGCGGGACAAACTCAATTATAGTCCAAATAAAGGGTGGGACGTGGACAGACTGGACAGGAATATATACTTACGCTACATCCATGACCACGATGTATTTTCAAATGCAATGTTACAGTAACCATACTGGCCTGTTGTATTTCGACAATTTCAAATGGTACGGCGAATATGCCGATGACTCCCCTGAAGTAGAATTCACAGAAATCGACCTTGAATCCTCTCGCACTATCGAGGTAACAAATATCATCGAGAACCCCGGCAGTGAGGCCGGGAGTGAAAAATATCAGTACAAGATCGACGGCGGTGCATGGAGCGGTTCATGGCTGACACTCGCGCAATTGAAGGTGGCGCTTGACGGAACTGGATCAGGAGCCGCTGTGGCTTTCAAGGTGCAGTTTAATTCAGATGGATCGCAGGGTGCGGCGATAGCCAACACTGGCGATTTACTTGAGATAGGTTCGGCTTCGGGCGGCGGCGGCGAAGACAATTACACTTTTGATCCAATAAGAGGTTAATATGCGATACCCGAGCAATGCGAAATCATCGGAAACTGAATATTTCATCGGCAAGTTTACCGATGCCACGAATACTGTTACGATAAAAGTTTATGACTTATCTGACGGCTCAGAGGCTGGGCTTTCAGCGAGTAGTTGTTCTGCTTTTGCGTCAGGTGCTAACTGGCGAATGTTTAAGTGGGCATCGAGTAGCTTTTCCGTTCAGCCGCCATCTTATTCACAGTTTGCGTTTGTGATGACGGACTCAGACGACACTGACTTGCAACAGTTTGGCAAGATTACTTTCGGCGCGGAATTGGACACAATAGTAACCACGAATACTAATATCGGTACTCCTGTTGCACTTGATGGAGGTGCTGCAACAGTTGGTGGTATGCTCACAAAAATGGCGGATGATAGCGGAGGGTCAGGCTTTGATGCAGAGACTGATTCTCAGGAGGCCATAGCTAACTCAATTACTGCTGCGGCAGACGCTATTTATAATCCCGATACAAGTAGCACTATTGTCACTGGCAATCAAGATTCAGGTACATGGGCAAGCACTGCAACAAATGATGGCACTTACTGGGATATTGGAGATTTAGGCTCTGGTATTGAAGTTGTTTGTGAGTGTAACCTTGGCACTAATCGTGATGCAACATCAGTAACTATCACTGGATATTTTGACAGTGGTGGTCAGCGTATAGTTGAGATATATGTTTATAATTATTCAAGTTTAGGATATGATAAACTTAGCGCAGGGACAGCGGCAACAGAGATGCGGAACAGGTCTGGCGATCTTAGTTATGTATTCGCTTTGTCAGCAGCGCATACTAAGCCAACATCTACGATTGGCGAAGTAAAGATAAGATTCTTATCGGCGCAGAGTAATAATGGAGATACACTTAAATTAGATTACATAGGTGTAACAGGTGCATCGAGTGGTGGAGTATCGCCAGACGCGATAGCAAATGCTGTGTGGTCAACTGATGAAGCACATGACTTAAAGCATATCAAAAAATATATTGGGGAAACATATTACCTGAGTCTAACAAAGGGTAATGACTCAAACTCCGGAGATTCAGCACATCAACCATGGAAGACATGGGCAAAAGCAGTTGCAACGATGGCTGCTGGCGATAGGATATTTGTTTTCGCTGACACGTTTACTGAGTCAGGTATTGTGTTTACTGCGGCAGGCATTGAGGTTCACTGTGAGATAGGCGCAACCATGACGGGTGGTGGTGGAACTGCGCTGAGAATGAATGGTGCATCATCTCTTGTCGTTGGGCTAAAGGCTACTCCCGCTGCTAACCAAACAGGGATTCAGATGGATGGCGCAAGTAGTGACTTACGTTATTGCACTACATCTGGCGGTGCAGTTGGTTTTGACATTAACGGCGAAGGCACAAGTATAAGTAATAGTCGAGCACATGAACCTACGACAACCGGGTTTGATGTGGGAGCGTCTGATGTATTTCTGGATGACTGTGTTGCAGGTGGTTCTGGTGGAGCAACAAGAGGTTTCTATCTCTCAGCAGCGTCATCGCACGTTATTGTACGAAAGTGTCTTAGCATTGGAAATGCCACTGCATCGTTTGAGATTGCAAGTGGAGCTACTTACAACCTCCTTGATCGTTGTGGTGGAGATATTGAACCAGCTAATAATTCTGGTAATACAACAAACGGTGTATATGATTATCGCATTACAGGGTTGGTTTCACCGGGTGAATCATCCGATCAGCAGATAAAAGATGTATATGACAAAACTGTAACCATCGATGGCAAGGTAGATACAATTGATAGCAACGTTGACACGATTAATGGGAATGTCGATGAGCCTATCTCCTCGCGTGCACCCTCTGGTGAATATGATACTGAAATGGGCTATATCCCATCAAATCTTAGTGACGTGGCAACGGCAGCCGAGGACAACACGGCTCATGGAGCGGGGGCGTGGACAACAGCAAATGTGAGCGCACTTGCGACGTCAGCGGCGCTCGCTACTACCGATGGCAAGGTGGATACCGTAGACGGTGTGGTCGATTCAATCCTTGTCAATACGGATGTAAAATCATCTTCCCGTGCCCCCTCTGGTGAATACGATACTGAAATGGGTTATATCCCATCCGATCTCGGAGATGTACCGACAGATGCAGAATTAGATGCCGCACATGGAGAAGATGGATGGGAAACCGCAGATGTTTCAGCCCTTGCCACTTCATCTGAACTTTCAACCACTGAAGGTAAAGTTGATGCGGTAGGAGTTATTGTAGCATCTACTAATTCAAAAGTTGATGCTATGGATATTTTAATTGATAGGGCACTTGGGTTATTACAAGAGAATTTCAGGATTACTTCACCAGTATTTTCCAGTAATCAAATGACAAGTTGTACTGTAAAGATTTATCCTTCTGCGGCAGATGCAACGAATGACACGAATGAAATAGCATCATATTCAAAAACTATTACTTACGATGCCAACGGTGATGTTGATACTTTCCTTGTAGTAAAGGATTAAATAATGGGTCTTGGCGTAAGTATTGCAACTCAAGGATGGGTAACAGGGTGTTTGCCTTCAGGGGCACATCCATCTGTCCCTACTCTACATGGAGTTACAGGTTCCGGTACAACTGCAACTTTAGAAATCACTCCTTCAATAAACGATTATAATCATTCAATGATAGGCGTAATGCAGTATATGCCGACTGCGGCAACCAGTTTCACTTTCACTAAATATACAGGTACGGCAGGAACGCGCGGAAATACCACCATAACGGGCTTAACTCAAGGGTATACGTATTACTTCATTATATATGATGTAAGTGCTTTAGGGGCGAAGTCTGCACCTTCTATGGTGATTAAAGCATATATGGAACCATCGGCTGGAGCGGCTTGGTATTGTCACGACCTTGATGTAATCAACGAATGGATTAGAGTTATAAATGCGAGCACATTCAAAACAGGTGGAACGGTAGAAAAAGTAGTACGCGGTGCATTAGAATATTTACCGAATATGGGATTGCTTTCTACTTATGTTCCTTGTGTATTTATTCAGCCATTATATACAAGGCGAACTCAAAGAACTTTATCCGCCAATATTGTTGAAACTGTTTTTCAACGTTTCGTTTATGTGTTCACATTTAAGGGAGCGGAAAAAATAATTAGTAAAAAAATGACAGACATAAGACATCTTGTAAAAGTAGTTGAAGAAAATTTCGCATTGACTGAATTATCATTAAGTAATGGTCAAGTAAAAAAATCATGGATTGATGATATTGAATATCGACCTATTGAAGATGAATTCTGCGCACAGAAAGAAGTAACGATTCAAGCTACCGCCTGTGCCATAAATGTAATGACAGAAGTTTACTGTGATAGGTAATAATAAAATGAATAGAAAAACCGTAAAGATAGAAATAGATACAGATGGATCACGCGAAGGTACTGTCGTTATCGTTGATGGGAATCGTTATGAAAATCTTGTTGAATTCTGTATATCTTTGAAACCGGGAAGGAGAAGTAAACCGAAGATGCAAATGGTTACACATATTAAAGGGCAGGGAAATATTCCATTAAGTTTTTTTGCTGGTGACTTTGAAAAATTCAATAAAAATGCACCAGAACCAGAATCATTTATAGGTTGTGACAGGAAGGAGTAAGACAATGAGTACAATTAGGACAGGTGAGGGATTTAAGACTTACCTTGGAGTAGCGCGAGAAGCTACGTTTGGTACAGAAGCGGCACGTTCGGCATTTTTTGAAGTAAATGATGAATCGTTAGCTAAAACGCAAGAAACTCTTGTGAGTGGAACTGTATATGGTGCTGGAATACATAATGACAATGCCACAAAGGGGCGTACAGGCGCTGGTGGTGGAATCTCTTATGATTGTCATTATACAAGTGGAGAAGTGCTGTTAGAAGCCATGTTTGGTACATCTACTTCGTATCAACCAGATGCAACAGCAAGTTCAACTGTATGGCGTCATCATTTCTCAATACGCGATCATCTTGACCGTCCATTAACAATGGAAGTATATCGAGATACTTCACGATTTGAATCTGACGCAAATAAACCATTTATTTATGCTGGCTGTGAAATCAATAGTGCTGAATGGTCTATTTCCGAAAATGGCATTCTTGTTTGTTCGTTAGATATTATTGGGCAAAATGAAGTTGCTGGTGATGCAGATGAAAAATCTACACCAACCTTCACACGTGGCAATATTATTACTTACGCACAAGGTGTTTTGAAATGGAATGATGAAGAAGTATCAGTTTCAGATGCTACTATCACTATGAATAATAATCTTGATGGTGATAGACGTTTCATCGGTTCATATTTACGTTCGCAAGCACTTCGGGCTGGTGATATTTCAGTTGCTGGTAGATTCGTTGCAGAGTTTGATGACTGGACTTCATACGATGATTTCTGCAATAATACCAGTAGGGCTTTTTCTTTAACCTTCACAGGAGCGGCAATTGATTTATCGTATGATTATGCAATACAGTTTGATGTTACGAAAGCAAAATTTCAAGGTCACGGATGTACAGTAAGTGATAAAGGAAAGATCACAGAAGAAATGGAATTCAATGCTTATCGTGATGTTAATTACAATGAACTTCGCGTAACTCTTACGAATATAAATGATACATTCTAAATTAGAATGTAATTAAAGAACTTTAACTGCAATCGATTGCAGGGGAGAAATCAAAATGGGAAAAATGACACAGAAGAACTTGGCTAAAAAGAAAGCCAGAAAGAAAAAGAAGAATAAAGAAAAACTCGTTTCAGTAGTGAATCGTGATAAGAAGAATCTTGGAATCCCCGAACCTTCTAATGAAGTTCTTAAAAGGCGTACGAAACATATCAAGATAGTACGCGAATCATTGAATAGAAAATATAATGATTTAGATAGATTAGAAGGTCGGGGACCGATCCTTTTAGATTTCACAGGTGAATTGATTTATACAATGCCATTGGATGTTGTAGATTTTTATGAAGCTGAAATTGAATATGGTCCATTGGCTGAAATTGAGAAACGCGGAAAGAAGAAAATCATTGCCGCAGACGGGAAGAAAAAGAAGCGCGGTAATTTCATGGAGATGTGTTACTACGTTTGGCTTGGAGCAAGGAAATATGGCATAAGCACTGAACAAAGGAAACGCAGGAAATGGAGAGAGGATTGCCAAAGTTTTGATTTCTTTATTCGTCGATGTGGGTATGGAGAACAATTACTTATTGTTACTGCATACATGAAATTAATCGAAGTATCAACTGTGGAAGTCAATACCATTGATGGTGAAACGCCGGAAAAAAACTCCGAAGGCGGGTCCGTCGAACCCGCATAGGTGATATAAAAAAGGGGTTAGTCCAAGAAGGTAAATTCTGGACTTCGACATTTTTCTTTTTTCTCGATAAAGGGATACCGCCGAATGAGTTGATATATTACTCTCCGGCGGTTATCTTTATGATGATAGGAGAAAACAATAGACAGAATAAAGCACTTGAACGAATGAGTAATAAGGATTCAGAAGAAACTCTTGATATAAATCCGAAATCAGGAATTACGAAAGAACAAATAAGGAAAGCGCAAAATGTCCGAAAACACCTTTGAAATTCGATTGGAACTTGAAGAACAAATTGGCGCGGCCATAAAAAAAGCTATGGATAGTGCCGACAGGGCTATTAGTGCTGGTGAAAAGAAGATTGGAAAATCCACAAAAACAGTTTCAAAAGACTTTACTAAAATGGAATCAAGGATTGGGAAAGCAACAAAAGCAATCGCACAAAAAGTAAAAGTGATGGTTTCAAAAATGGGTAGCGGTTTCAAAAAAATAGGTTCCGCTATGTCAAATGTAGCGAAAGGAGTTGCATCGAAAGCAAAGTTAATTGGTGTAGCAATGGTTGGAATTGGTGCTATTTCAATTCGTTCGGCAATGAAATTTGAAGAAGGAATGGCTAAAATATCTACATTAATGGATAATGTCACTAAAGGAGAATTAGAAGAAATAAGTAATGGGTTGAAAAAGTTTTCAATTCAATACGCTCAAACGGCTGATAGTTTATTAGACGCTGAATATGATATTTTATCTGCTGGTTTTCAGGATGTTTCTGAATCATTGGAAATGATAGAAGTATCATCAAAACTTGCTGTTGGTGGTGTTAGTGATGTAAAAATAACAGCAGACCTTTTAACTTCCACCTTAAATGCTTATCAAAAAACAACTAAAGAAGCATTATCTGTTTCTGATGATTTTTTCCAAATTGTCAAGCTCGGTAAAACTGAGATTAAACTCCTTGCTCAATATTTTCCTGAATTAGTTGCAACAGGTGCGGCTTATGAAATAAGCGTCAAAGAATTAGGGGCGGCTCTTGCTACTTTAACTGCTGGTGGTATAAAAACCTCTAAATCAAATACTTCTTTAAGAGCTACTATAAATGGATTGGTAAAGCCAACAGAAGCAATGAAAGGATTAATTCAAGAGCAGGGGTTTGAAACAGGCGCTTTAATGTTAAAAAATATTGGATTAGCTGGTTCAATTAAAATGTTAGGAAATGCTGTTAAATCAGGTAATTACGAATGGGAGACTTTATTCAGTAGTATAGAAGCCAATACTGCTGTTTTACCTTTAGCTGGTAAAATGGCAGATGATTATATAAAAAAACAAAAAGGTATGACAGATACCATTGGCGAAACTGGTAAAGCAGTTGATAAAATAACTGCTACTACAATGTTTAAATATAAACAAGGGATACAACAAGTAAATGATGAAATGATTAAACTCGGTACTGAAATGATGCCAATGGTAATTAAATTGCTTCCTGAATTTGTGAAAGTTTTTAAAGGTGCATTACCGATTTTTGGATTGGTTGCTAAATCAATAAGTTTTATTGCTTTAGGATTAAATGAATTAATAGCTGTTCTTCGTACTTTGCCTGTTCAATTAAGGTTTGCTTATGAACAATCCAAAGCTGTTTTTACAGGTGTTGGTATACTTGCTAAAAAATTATATTTAGCTGTGAAAAAGAATTTTAATTTAATGTCCGCTTCAATAATGACTACATTAGGGAAAGCTTTAAATTGGGTTGGAGATAAAATTGAAAGTATAGCTAAATCCGCAATTATACCAAAATCAATTGAAAATAAAATGCTTAATTTTGCAGATTCAATTACAGGGGCTTTTGATAAATCAGCACAAGCGGCAAAACATTCAGCGGAAATAGCTGAAAAAGAATTAGGTAGAATGCCAAAAGATTCAGGAATTCTTAAAGCTCTTGATGCGGCAGAAAGTAAACGAAAAAAAGCATTGGGTGATATTCAAAAACAAAGATTATTTATAAATGAAAATTTTGTAACTCCATTAGATGCTGTTGGTGATGCAATTCTTAATATGGCAGATAATACTAAAAAAGCATTTGAAAAAACAAATAAAGAAATTAAAAAGACAGGAAAGGAATTAAAGAAGATTGTACCTAAACAGAAAATAGTGGTCGATAGAAAAATGCAAGCTGAGTTGTTTTTTACTAAACAAAAAACTGCAAGACAGGCAGAAATTAATCGTACAATAATGGAAAATGAAGCTAATGAAGCGAGTATAAAGGCAACAAAAGAATTGGAAAGTCATACAAAAACAATGGGAATAGTTAATTCAGAATTATCAAATTTTGCAGGATCATTAATAAATGCTTCTATATCAATAGGTGATTCAATTAAAAATTTTGGTAAAAATTTCGGTTCATCTATGATGAAAAGAATGGTTGATGATGTAATGATAGACGTTTCAGATGAGATTGGTGATGCGATTGGAGCAACTGGTGACACTTTATTAAAAGTCGCTGGTGGAATAATGTCTATGTATAATTCATTCCGGGCAATTGCATCAGGTGAAACAGATAGCAGGGCCGGAATAGCGTCAATGACTATGCAGGGTACGGCAATGGGAGCTTCAGTAGGAGGTCCAATTGGTGCTGGTGTTGGTGCGGTTATGGGAGCGCAATTTGGGTGGATAGGTGCTCGTAAAGGTCGTAAAGAACAAAAGAAGGATATTAAAAAACAGATTGCGGCAATGGCAGAACAAAGAGAACAAGAAAAGAAATGGCGTTCATATAATGATCCTACATCAAAAGAATTTCAAGCTCGTTGGGGAACGAGGATGGAAGGTATAAAAATCAAAGTATCAAATGCAATGGGTTCTATTGTTGGTTCAGTTGGTGACATGGCTACCGCAATAGAAGATTCAAGTGAGGTAATTACTGATGCTTATGAATCTGTTTTATCTGCAAGGTCTGGTAAGACATCTGCCGCAGGAGCATTAACTTCTGCTATTGCAGATTCAGGATTAGAAGAAGAAATAAAATCGGCATTGGAAGCCGCAGAGATCACTAAAATACAAGCTGAAGGTTCACAGGAAGCTCTTGATAATGCTTTGAATATAGAACGAATACATCATGCTATTGGTTCATCGTGGACGACTATTATCAAGGCGGCACAATTACGAATGGAAGCAGAAGATAATTTAGTTGAAAAGAAAAAGATAGCAGAAGAAGCCGCATTGTACGCACAAAATTTAATTGATAGCAGACAACTTGAAATTGTGGACTTAAAGCAGAATTTAATTGATTCTGAATTACATTTAGTAGCGGAGCAATTCAGATTAATTAATGAGCAAAAAGGATTCATTACAGGGACGCTTGGCAGGGGATTGGCAACTACTGCAATGCAGGAGACTATGGGTTCAATTCTTTCTTACGGTTTATCAGGTGCAGAAGCTGAACACGTTGCATCATGGCAACAGGGAGGTATGAGGCAGGCATTAACTCCAATGGCTGGTGCTACAACTAATAATTCATCAAGTACAAGTGTAGGCGGTACGAATGTGACTATTAATGCTACTCTCGGAAGTCAAGTAGATGTAACGAATCTTGGAAATCAACTTGGTGATGCAATGGCATATAAATTGAAAAGTAATATGGGGCGAATCTAATGGCGATAAGTATTCAATTCGGTTCATATACAATGGTTGGTGCAGTAAAATCTTGGGGTGAACAAGGTAATGTAAGGATTATTGCGCAGACAATAGCAGGGTTTGACGGAGCGGTACTTGATACGACTACCCCTCCGCGTGATTCTCGTATTATATCTATCCGTGGAATGCTTTTCGGTTCGAGCCAAGATAATTTACGAACATTACGAGATAATCTTCGCGCTGCTTTGAATAGTGGTGTACAGAAATTACATTTTTATACTGATCGATACTTAAATGCTTACATGGAAAATTGCAGGGAAAAATATGTAAAGGGTAGTGCTGGAACTGTCCTTGAATATGATGTAGATTTCTTTTGTGCTGATCCTTTTGTTTATGGAAATGAAATTGTATATGATATGGGCACAGTATTATATTGGACTAATCCAGAAAAAGGCGATGTAAAAATTATTCATAACCCCGGTAATGTCATTATATATCCTCGTTTTCGTATGATTGTTGGGGATGCTGGAAATTCGGAATCCAATAATATATCGGTAACAAATGATACCATAAGTAAATCTTTTATATTGACAACTGCAATTGGAATTAAAAATGGTTTTGAAGTAAACACTTCAGAATTAACAGTTAGAAAAACAAGTGTAGTAGCATATATTGATTATACTGGATATTGGATGGATGATAATTATACCGGAACTCCGGTTGACGATAGGGATAATTGGTCTGGTGATTTCATTTGGCTTGAACCGGGAGATAACAGTATAACATGTACATGGGATGATGTTGTTAATGTAAATAGAATTCATATGGGTATTAGATTCAATCCAAGGTGGCAATAATGTCTTTTGCTATGAAATTTGGAACATTGGATTTAGATGGCTATATTTCTTCTTGGGAAGAAGAATGCGGTAATCGTCTAACTCCATTAAAGATAGCTGGTGTTCATGGTGCAGTGATAACCGAAGACCCACCGCCGAGAGATTCCAAAATCGTGCGCGTACAGGGTTGGTTAAGTGAAAACAGCGATACAACATTAAGAGACAAAAGAGATGCCTTTAAGGGTGCATTATACGACGATGAACAGAACCTTTACTTACATTCAGACCGCTACTTAAAAGCGAACCTTCGTGATTATTCTGATAATTATAAAGAAGCGGCAATGGCATTAGATTTTGATGCTGAATTCTTTTGTGCTGATCCTTACGAATATGCCTTGACCCCAATTGTAAATCAAGTTTCCCCATATACGAGCGGTAATTTATTGGCTAATGATCCGAGTTGTAACTCTAAACTATTTCCATCTTTTCATCTTTATCCTACAGGCGGTGCTATTTCTAATATTACGGTTACAAATACAAGTCTGTCTCCTGTTAGGAGTTTTAATTATAGCGGCACAATAGCAGACGGAGGGTATCTTGGGGTGAGCAGTTCACAATATGTAGTTTTGAATAGCGGCAATTTAGACATGGCTAATTTTTCTGGTGATTTTTTATGGGTTTCTGGTTTAGAATTGAATTACATTAGTGCTACTTTTACAGGTTCCCCTACAGTTCTCTTTGGTTTAGTATATACTCCAAGGTGGTATTAAATGCCTAATATTCAAAATGATGTTCAAATTTCACTTTATCAAATTGGTGGTACTCCTGTTTGCGGTGCTACTGCAACATGGACGTTTCATAGTTACCTGAAACCGATATATATGCAATGGTGTGATTTTCGCCTTGGAGGTAATGCTTGGTTTGATTTATATGTTGAAGATACATTCACTGAAAATGTAAGAAATCAATCTGCAAGACAGGAATGGGAAATACATGTAGGGGTAAAATTAACTGATGAAAGTGTATTTACTACATGGTATCGAGGGTTAATTGAACGAAGTGCAGAAGTAAGAGTTGGCGGTAGTATTTATACTCATTTTATGGGTAATGGATATTCATATAAATATATGGCTCGTGGTTATCATTGGAGGGATTCAACAACTGAAACCATATCGACAATTTTACAAAAAATATTTGACACCAGTCCTAATCTTGTATCAAATTCACGGTGTTTGTGGGATGCTTCAAAGTTATCTATGGCAAGTGAATATACTGTTAATGCTTGGAATTTTAAGGGCGATTCACTTCATGCTGTTCAATTTCTTTCAATACTGCAAGGCGGGACAGGTGTATTATCTCCTATGGAATGGAAGATAGATCCTACCGATAGAAAATTTTATTTTCAAGACCCAACTAATACAGTAACAGAAGGGTCTTTATTTATTGCAGGGAAAGATATTACAGATGTAGCAGAATCAGGAATGAGTGGTGATGGTGGTAATCAATTAATAGGGTTTGGAATAGATCGCGGGGGGGATGTATATTATCGACTTTGGCAAAATGCAGGAGATATAGCCAGTGAAGGTATTCGTAGTGAACTTCTTGATATTACACCTTTATCTAATGATACTGATGCAGATCGATATTTACAAAGTCATTATATGGTTACGCATTGGACTACTTCTAATCTACTTACTTTTATGTGGCCGGAAGTTACTTGGTGGTTGCATAAATATATACCTATTGGAAAAATTCGTGTTCATTTACCTGAAAGCGATGAAGCTGCGCGACAAGAAACATTTCAACTCCATAAAGTAATTTATGAATTTGGGCAAATTCCAAGTGTTGAAAAAAATGAGATTAAACAAGAGTCGTCTTGGATTAAAGCTCAAGTATTTCTCGGTAATCAGGGTTTTGGGCTTATGGAAGAAATTGTACGAATTTCAGATAGACAATATTGGAGTGGTATGCGTAATTGGAATAGAAATCGAACTTATCCGTTAGCATATTCTTCTGACCCTGCCGCCGGAGATTTCCCCGGTCAAATGATTCATAATACGACAACTCATCTTAATAAATATTGGGATGATAATGCTGGTGCTTGGGTTACTCCCGCCCCGTAAGAATATTGAACTCTTGAAAAAAAATATATTTCTTACCTTGACAAATGTTTTCTGTGTTGTATTCTTCTTGCGGCATTACCGAAGAACTTATTGTTATATAAGGAGATATAATGGTTACACGATTACGAATAATCATACCTACTATTCGGATTGATAGTCTGAAAAAATCTCTTGATTCTATTTTAAGGCAGATACCAATTGTAGATATATTTGTTCGTATAGTAATCGTTTATGATGGTTCATTATTAAATCCGCCTGAATATAAAGAAGAAAGTCCTTTCTATAAAGTAACATCACATCAAATTAATTATACTGGAAATCCTGCTCGTGCAGTAAATGATGAAATGCAATATAAACACGATTTCATTATGCACTGGTTTGATGATGATTTAATGTTACCGAATTCTATTTCTGCATTATTGAAAGGTGCAGAAAATGGAGCGGATGTAATTTGCGGTTGTGTAGAATCTAAAGAATTTTCTTTTGAATTGAAAAATTTATATGGGCGTTATCCAGATAAAGGGTTACGAGTAATTTTAAGTAAGAATTTTATGCCACTTCAAGGATTGTTAATCCGTGGTGATTTCTTTCGTAAATTAAAAGGATTTAATGAGAAATTCAAATATACTTACGATTGGGATTTTTCAATTCGCTGCTGCATGTACGGACAACTCGCTTTCATATTTGATAAGGTCGCATTATGGCTCCCTTCTGATGATGGTATGATTGGTTCTTACATGGGATTAAATACAAAATTAACTGATGCTGAAAGAAAAGAATATAAAGATAATTGGAATTTACGCCGACAGGAACTTGGGAAAGAATGGGAGGAATCATGTCCGAATCATTAGAAAGTTTACTACCTCAAATTGGTGGAAATGTACCTCGTCTTTGGCATTTAATATGGGAGCATAATTCGGATTTAAGAACCCATGCTGATATGGATTCTCCGAATAGTATTGCTTACTGTAATTGGACACGTTCTTGCGGGATGCGTGAACTACATGGACGTGTTGTAGGCCTTGAATTGGACGAAGAAGCTGATACTCAATATCAACGACTTTGTACGTTGATGAATCAGACTCCAGAAAAAATCAAAGTTATTGAAAATGCTAAACCATCTGGAAAGAAATCAATTGCTTTAGTTTATAACAGTAAAGATCAATGCGGGATTGCCCAACATACTGAATATTGGGTTAATCATCTTCATACCAGTTTTATCAAAATAAATTATCAACCAGATTCAAATTCATATCCTGACATTCTGCGTCAATGCCGTGTTCATGGTATTTCAATAGTTCATTTTCAACATGAATTTGCACTATTCCCGAATCAAGATGCTTTTACTGAATTGCTTATGGCATTGAAAAAAGATAGTCGTAAAATAATAATTGAATTCCATTCCGTTTCATCAATGTATCTGGATAGGCAAAGAGAGTATACTGAATTGGCTGATGTGGTAATATTACACCATGCGACTGATGATTTATCTGGTTACGGAGCAGAAATCAAATTGATTGATCTGGCTCTACCAGAAAAAGAAGCTCGTCTTGCATCATTCAGGGCGAGGCATAAATATATCGTCGCTCTGTTTGGTTTCCCTGTTGATCATAAGCGTTTTCCAAGTTTGATTAAAGAAATTGCATCGGTTAAGAAAAAGAAACTCGGATTGCTTATGATTACCCCTTACGACAAAGAAGTGCCGAATAAAGATGTTGCCGATATGGAGAAAGAAATAAACGAAACAGGATTAATGGAACATACTCTTTGGATAAATGAATTTCTACCTATCGAGGAAGTAATCAGTACATTGAAATATGCTGATATTACTTATTTTAATTATGATCCTGAAGTGGGTCAAGGGAGTGCAAGTGGAGCGGCGGCAATCGCATTACTTGCAGGTAGAGTGATTGTAAATGAATCATCTATGTATGAAGACCTTCCAGTAGAATTCCGTGGTGATAAAACTTGGCGAGATATTATTTTGAAAGGATATAAAGCCAAAGGCAAACGCCATCATTATAAAGCGTGGAAAAAGGTTGCAAAATTAATGGACACCAGAGCCAGTTCAAATGTTGCAAGCGGATACGATCAGATTTACATTCAATTGCTCACGAAAGAAGGTAAAGTAAATGGATAAAGAGGAACGAATTGAAATTAAAAAGATACAAGAGATTTCTGAATCTCCTATAATTGAACATCAAGAAATATTTGGGATAGGTATTGGAACTATCAATGCCCCAGAACGACTCTTAAATTTACTTGAGTCGATAGTTGAATTTACTAAAAGACCTTACAGGGTTTATGTTCTCGATGATGGTTCAGATGAAGAATTGATAAATTACAATCGGACGATTTGTAAATTGATGAATGTACATCTTGGAGAACATAGAGGGCAAAATGGAGAACCTTTGAATCATGGGATTTCAATAACGTGGAACAATTGTGTCAATGCTCTTGATGATTGTAAATACATTGCATTATTGAATGATGATGTTGTACTGACAGAAGATTGGGATGAAGCATTGATAGGTTCTTTGGAACGGAATGAAAATATAGGAATGGTTTCTTTACCGGAAAAACTTTTCTCACATGACACCAGAATCAAAACAAATGAATTTCCAATCCAAGTTCTTTCTTCTCAAGGATTCTGTTTTGCTTTCAGTCATAAAGATTGGTTAGGTGTCGGACACTTCAATGAAATGTATAAAAGTTTCTATGAAGAAGTACAGTTCGGTAATGACATGATAAGTAAACTTGGGAAATCAAATTACATATTACCTTATCCAGTCATAAAACATAATCACGAAGAAGGTCATGCGTTTTCTGAAAATCCAAAATTACGACCATCACTCCGAATGAAACTATCAAAAAAGATTTACGAATTAAAATATAATGAAGAACAATTAGATGAATTGTTTAATAATTATACTGCACAACCAATTGTTTTTTTCAACGGTAAAGAATGGAAAACAATGGAAAAATCACCGGAAATTTTCAGGAGATTATAATGAGAGTATTAGTAGGAAGTAACAGTTTCAACGGCGCACAAAGATGGGAGAAATTATTCTGGTCGATCCGTAATGTAGATTGCGGTCATAGTAATTATGAATTGCTTGCGGTAGACGATGGCACACCGGGCGGCCAAGGCAGTAATATGATGGCTGTTGGTCAAAAGTATGGTGCGGCTTGCCTTCGATTTCAGAATAATAAAGGGATAGCGGCTGGATGGAATGCCATTGGTAATTATGCTTTTCATAATAATTTCGATGCATTTATGATTGTCAATGATGATGTGATTGTTACTGATGATTGGCTTCGTACTTTCGTTTATTTCCTTGAACATAATCCGCACGTTAAAGGTTGCGTAAGTTACAATCAATGGTTCTTCCGCGGTGAAGAATTTTATGGAAGTGAACTTAATACTCCTGCGAAAAGAATGCATCCCGGTACAAGAGAAAATCAAAACGACTTACCCATTTATTCTGACAGACCGGGCAGGGTAATGTGCGCACCCGGCATGGCGTTTGGAATGAGTATAGATACATTTATTATGATAGGTGGATTCGACGAAAAGAATTTCAATACATTCTTCGAGGAAAGTGATTTCGGAACTCGGCTGGCGATGGCTGGTCATGCTTCTTGGGTGCTTCCTTATCCTCAAGTTTATCACGCATGGTCTGATACGTTCAAACATAATCCGAATCTGGATGCGGGTAAACGAGCGGATGAAAGTAGATTGAATTACATTCAGAAGTATCGTATTCCAGATGAAGGTCAATATCATCAACATCCATTTAGTTATACTGACCCGAAATATTATGGGCCGTTACCTTCTGTGGATGTTGAATATCTCTATAAAGATATTGACGGTGACGGAATTTTGAAAGAAGGAAGATGTTTAGTTTAACTGCAATCGATTGCAGTTTACTTTGGGGGGATTATAAATGACATTGCCAACGATAAATGGAAATAACTTTCCAGAAATATTAATGACTTCTGCATTGACTATGACCAATGGAAAGCCGAATCCAATTCAAGGATTCAATGTTCCAGATAAACCACCTCCAGAATCCGCTACTGAAAATGCAAAACAAGCGGCAAAAATAGCAGGAAATAATGCTCATAAAAGCGCATTACGGATTCAAGAGAATTTCAGACAGGTAGTCAGAAATGAAAGTGGCATTGGGAGAATATTTAATTTTATCACCTGAAAGGTTATTATGATTCCATTACACGATGTAACTCTTGAAATGATTCAAGCAATTAAAACAGGTCACGAATATCTTCTTGAATTCTATCCAGATTATGATTATCGGGTTAAATTAAATCCTTCTATTTTTGAAGGGCGTGAAGATATTACGAATGATACTGGAATTAAACAACGGGCTTTTAATATCTGGTGGGCTATTCGTCAATGCTGGATGAAAAGTGATATTGGAATTGAATTTGGTTCCGGTGGCGTGAAAGCTCCATTTTGTATTTCTACTGATTATTCTGCTGGTTTGGAGTCTGATTACGGTGGTCGGTCTAATGGATGTCATTTTCGTGTTGATTTAGATCGTTTAGACGATGCTCACGGCATTGGTTTTTGGGAACCATGTATGTTTGCATTAATTTTGGCTAATCATGTTATGGAGCATTTAGAGCGTCCTTACGAAGCATTACAATTTATGGCAGAAATAACAAAGCAAGATGGAATTATTGCTCTTATAATTCCAGACCACGGAAAATGGGATACGATGATGCACGATAAGACGCATAAACATTGCTGGTCGGCAGATGAATTCAAAGAGCAATTCTTAAATGAAAACTCACTGAAAGAAATGGGATTAGAATTATTAGAATTCAATACCCTTGATAATAACTTTTCATTTGATGTAGTTTTAAGGAAGATATAAATGGGAAAGATACTTTACATCACAGCACCGGAAGCAGATTTTCAATCGTCGTTAATTTATAAAGGATTGTGTAATGTTCTCGGAGTTGAGAACGTAGTTGATTTCCCATTGAAGAAATCATATCACGGGGAAACAGAACGATATAGTTTGAAACCAATTTACGGGACAGATGAAGAAGGAGTTACAGCACCTTTTGAATGGTTCATAGCAGAACCATATCATAACTGGACTGTTGATGAAATTGGAAATAATGCAGAAGTTTTTGATTTCGTAATTCTGGAATCAGTTAGAAAATTAACTGGTGAAGTTTATGAAATGCTTTGTGCTAATTATCCTAAAATAAATTCTCTACCGATGGCTATAATTGATGGCGAAGATTACGGTGGTGTTGTTACCGAGTTCAAAGAAAAGAATAATTGCATTGCATATTTCAAACGTGAATTAACTGTACTCGAAAAAAATGTTTATCCATTCCCGTTTTCTACTCCTGTTCCACAATATTATGGTAGGGACTGGACTGAAAAAAAAGACAATGAAGAATTAAATGGAATGAATGTTCTTTGCTCGTTCAATAAAACACATCCACAAAGAGATGTATTCAAAAATGCAATGGATGGTTCATCACATACTTTAATAAGAAAAGGATTGTGTTATGCGGATTACCTCTCTGCATTGAGTAAGGCACGTATAGCATTATCGGTACGAGGTTGGGGGTGGGATACTTTAAGACGGTGGGAAATAGCATCGTTTAAGACTTTGTTATTTACAGATCAACTTGGAATTATTGACCCGAATCCATATCGTGATAGAGTTCATTGCGTTTATGTTACTCCTGACGATGTTGTAGAAAAAGGGAGATATTATTTAGACCATCCTGAAGAAGCGATGACGATTGCCAAAGCAGGACAAGCGCATACCCTTGAATATCATACTCCCGAAAAACGAGTAAAGGATATGTTAAAAATACTGGTCGAGAAATCTTAAGGAGAAGAATGGAATGAATACTATTGTAATTACAAAAGAAAAAGATTGTTATCGTGCAACAAGGCCGGAACATTTTTTAACTGGTGAAAAGACTCAATACGAATGTAATTCTGCATATCATACTTGTACAGGTAAAACACCAGAAGAAGCAATCGGAAATATGGTAATGTTATGTCCGATAGAGTTTGCAATTATAAATATTGCAATAAGCCAAGATGATGAAAACGAAACGTGGAAGATAATTAAAACTGAACGAACAGTTAAAACGCATATCAGAAAAAGATAAAGGAATTGATTATGGATAAAGAATTTCTAAAACGAGTATCTTTGATTTCAAAAGAAATTTCTAAACGATGCGACAGAGCAAAACAATTAGCTTCAAATTCAAGGATAAATAAACATACCGCAGATGCGTATTACTTTTCTCACGCAGAAGTATTGTTACGTGGGATTCTTAAAGCCGTTGACGTATGTAAAAACTTATATGAACTTGAAGCAGTTATTGATGTAATTGATTCGGTTCAGATAATTTCATTTCCTCATAGATATGAAGTGCGTTCAGCAAATGAAGCACACTATCTTAAACATAAGTGGAGTAAAGAAACTTCTATTAAAATACTTTTTGAACAACTCACCGAAGGTCATAATTGGGATAAAAATTTTCCAATCAATAATAAGGACGATTCTATTGTAGATAAAGGAGAATAAAAATGAAAATTATGATTATTGGGCATCTTGGAAGACTCGGCTTTCCTTTATTCAAATCATTTTGTGACGCAGGACATGAAGTATTCGGAGTAGATAATCGTACAGACCATGATAGTAATGTAGATATACGTGATAGGGAAGCAATAGTAGAACATATCGATTTAATTAAACCTGAAATCGTACTTCATCTTGCCGCAATACCAGACCCGGTAGGGCGTAAATCAATTGAACAGATGGAACGTATATGGGCAATCAATGTTGAAGGTACTCGTAATGTCATTTATGGATGCCTCAAAGCAAAAGTACGTCACTTTGTTTATTATTCTTCTGGTGCAGTTTATGGGTGGGATGATATTCAAAATTGCGGTGAAGAAAAAGGATTCCTGATAGACCCTTATCCTGTAACTAAACGCACCTGTGAAGATTTAACTCGATGGGCTTCCGGTCCGAAATCAGACCCCGATTGGAATATGAAATGTTCTGTACTTCGTTCCGCTCCATATGGTGATTCGGCATTACGTAATTTTTATTATGCTTGTTCGCATCCAGAAGATGTTCTTGAAATTACTGAATTGGCAATCAATAATCAAGAAGAACAATATGCTCAATACTTCGTTTGTGCAAAAGAACAAGTAGATGCTTCTGGAAAAACTATCAAACCTATGATGCCGCGTGGACGTGTTAATTCTGCATTTGACAGAGTTCCTTGCTATAAAGAATGGATAAATTAAGTGACAGTTACATTACCTCCAAGGCATTATTCTGATGAGCATATTTTATCATGTCTTGAGTTTGAAATAACTCACAGGTGTAATAAGATGTGTACTAAATGTGACCATTTTATTCATTCATCAAAATTTGATTACACGACACTTGATGAATGGGAATATTTAATGTCATGTATTGATCATCGGGAAAAAATACATAACATATTAATTTCAGGTGGAGAATGTACGCTTCATCCTAACTTTGAAGATATAATAAGAAGTGTACGCGGCCATTTCCCTGATAGTGGATTAAGGATTTTCACTAACGGTTCAATGCTTGATACTATTAATATCGAGATTCTTGATATGATTGGGGAGATAATAATAACCGATTATGGTGAATGGAATAAAGATGTTATTGAAAAATATCGTAATCGTGGAAATGTAGCATTAACTGATAGGTCGAGAGGCGATGAATCATTTTCAAATCCATTTAGAAAAAATACTTGCTCAGAAGATGCGGCAAAATGGGTTCGGAATAAATGTTTACATCAGGTACGAATAGTCGGCACTAAATTATATGGATGTTGTATTTCAGAAGGTGTCGCTCGTTATCATACACAAGAAGATATAGGGATTCTATTTACTAAAAATTGGAGGGAAGATTTTTTTAATCTACCTACCTGGAAAGCGTGCCAACATTGTTATCGTGGTTGTGAAGATGTGCATTATCAAAATTGGCTTATTCAAACCGGACAGGAGGATATGTAATGCCGTTTACAGATCAAGATATTTTAAGTTTCTTTCGTCGTATTCCTAAAGGAAAAGTAACGCAACGGGATATAGATTACTCAGAAGATGTTTGGACATTACAGCCATTACTTTTTTATATGCCGTATTCGATAAGAGCTAAAACACTAATTGAAATTGGCGTTGCTGATGGTTCTACAACTATGCCATTGCTAAAAGCGGCGGCAGAAAATGGTGGAATTTTACATTCGATAGACCCGTCAGGTTGTGAAGATGCTAAACGTCTTGTTAAGAGTTCTGGATTAGAACAACACTGGCGATTCCATAATATGACCAGTGATGAATTTTTTGAAAACTATCGGGAATTAGTAGGTTCAGATAAACTTGAAATTGACTTCGGATTTATTGATGGCGATCATACATGGCAATGGGTAGCAAAAGATGTTCGTAATTCATGTTTACGCCTTGCTAAAAATGGAATACTTTTTGTTTCTGATTTTCAATGTTCATTCAATTGGGTTCCAGAAGCATTGAATCCTGAGATTTACACTACTAATAAAAATACAGAACAAGATGGTTCAAATGGAATTTACAAAGGGCTTCGATTAGTTATGGAGGATTTTCCACATCTATCTACAATACTTCTTGCCGCAAGATGTAACCCTTCAATTTTAATTTCTCGTCCGTATAATTACAAAGGAAAGCCGGAGGAATATTGCAATGAGGAATAAAATATCAGTAGTGATTTCATCTTACAACAGGGCGCATCATTTAATTGATACGCTACCAACTTTAATCTGCCAACCTATTCCTAAAGAGGATTATGAAATTGTAATAGTTGATGATCGTAGTACGGATAACACTCGTGAAGTTTGTATGTCATTCGCAGACCAATGTAATATTAGATACATTCGACTTGATGAAGATATGCGCGGTCCAATCATTGATCCTGAATTAGCACATCATGTTGAAATAAAAGGTGAATTTGATGGGACGGATTTTGAATATCGTAATTGTTCATATCCGAAAAATGTAGGTTGGAAGTCTGCTAAACATGATATTATTATGTTTACCGATCCAGAAGTTTTTCATCTTACTGACACGATGATAGATCATTTACATTTACAGAATGCAACATTATATAATAATCTACAACCTAAATATCGAATGGGCAATATAGCTGGTTATGTCTACGGTAAAAATGACGGTCCGGGCCGACCGATAGAAAAGGCATTCTATGATGAATTCCTGAAACTCTCTCCTGTAAATGGTATGCGTTCTAAATTTGATACATTGGCATTGTGTAAAAAACACGACCTTCGTTTAATCCATGAAGCATATCCATTCTGTATAACTCTTGAGCGTGGAACACTTGAAGATGTCAATGGATGGGATGCTCGATTTATTCATTGGGGAATGGAAGATAATGATGCCATGCAACGGCTTGCATGGGCGCATAATTGCGGGGTAAGTTTTGCTGAAATTGATCACGACCTTTCGAAAGAAAGTAAGATGTGGAAACCACGATACGTCCACTTATGGCATGATCAAATGAGAATCAATAATCATACATACAATAGACTCCTTTGCGAACGTTGGCTTCATCTGTATGCGCGTATCTGGAATAATTGTAAACCACTTTTACCTGATTGTAAAAGATTCTTAAAAGCAAACCATCGCAGGGTACTTACTGTTGAGGAAGAACGTCAACTCACAGAAAATGAAGCACGATTTAAGGAGACCGGAGAATGGGAAGAACATACACAATAGATAATTTTGATGTAGAGTTTGAAATATTCTTTGGCAAACCGCAAGAACACTATCATTCCTTACATCGTTCACAAGAAGGAGCAGGACAGCATCGTGATTTATTTAAGGAAGTTGATTCTTTAACTAATGAGCAGATACGTAATAAATATCTTGATGAACGTTGGTATTGCCCGGCGGCAAGCAATCTAAATGCTGAATTCTTTAATGGCCTTGCAGAAACAAAAGCGTACCATGAATCAACTCAATGGTGTTTTGATTTATATTCAGAATCATGTCGTGCTCTTGATTACGGTTGTGGCCATTCTTTTGTTGGTTTAATGTTAGCACTTCATGGTTACCAAACTACTCTGGCAGATATTCCTTCAAAGTATTTTAAGTTTCTTGAATATATCTGTCCCAAAGTTGGAATCTCTACCGTAGATTTTATTCCAATAAAAACAGAGCGTGACCTGATTGATATGTATGACTTCATGGTTTGCGCTGATGTTCTTGAGCACGTTTGGGAACCAGTTGAAGTATTACGTCATTTAATAGAACATCTGAAACCGGGTGGACATATTTGGCTCATGCCATTCTTTGACCACATGGAATCTCCAGAGTTTCCGAATGGTGTAGACCCATCACACCTAAAGAGAAACACTTGGCGTTATCAAGAAGTTGCAAAATGGGTAAAGATAGTTGATGACTTGGGACTTGAATCACTTGACCCTGGACTAAATCATAAATACAGAAAGAGGTAATGAAATGAAAATCGGATTTGTTTTTGTTACTTGCCGACCTGAAACAATACTCGACGTGATAACTGCATACGTCGATAATGCGATTCAGTTCAAACAGAAATTTGATATTATTCTTATGGAAGATTCTTTAGAAGAACCGCGTGAAAAATTAATCAGAGAAATAAAATATCTTGCTGTAAATAATATGGATACAAAAGCATTTTATTATACTCATGCTTCTGCAAAAGAAGATTTAGGTGAGGATGCTTATATCTTCCCTCATAAGGCCGGAGCTTGTCGTGGATATGGCCTCTTAAAAGCGTATGAAATGGGTTACGATGTAATACTTACCATTGATGATGATGTATGGCCTATTGATGGAGAGAACTTCGTAGGCAAGCATTTAAGAGCGCTTAACGGTAAGGGTGATGGTTGTTGGTGGAATCCATTTAAGAATATCATCGGACTTGAAAAATATTACTCAAGAGGATTTCCTTATAATGTGCGGGAAAATTCAGAAGTAGTTTTGAATCAGGGAATACAACTTCATGGTGCTGATGTTGATTCAATAACACTTCAAGAATGTAATGCGGAATCAGGTATCTTTCCTCATGTTGGAAATTGTACTTATATTCCTCATGGTGTGATAATTCCGAATGGAAGTTACACTACGATTGCATATACATCGGTAGCAATAAAAAGGAAAGCCATGCCAGTTTATTATTCTCAACTTATGAATACAGAAGTTGATGGAAAAATGATTGGTAGATTCGATGATATATGGAGCGGAGTATTTCTACAAAGAATCGCAAGGCATTTTGATTGTTGTGTTAGTCATGCGCCGCCGATGTCTGACCATCGAAAGATACCACGTCCATTACAAAAAGATATTGATGCAGAAGCACCTGGCATTAAACTGAATGAAGATATGTGGAAGATTGCAGATGAATGTCAATTTATATCTCGTTCATGGATAGATTGCTATGAAGAATTGGCGCACTTCGTAGCATCTAAAGCGGTATCTTTTGATTATCCTGATTACATACGAAAGAACTGCGAAGCTATGTTGGTCTGGTGTAAATTAATAAGAGAAAGGGAATAATAATGAGTTTATTCTTGGTAGGAATTGCGAGTTTTACGTTTGGATTATTCGTTGGTGGTTTTGCTGTTTTATTTCTTTCACTTATAATGTCTGGAAGAAGTAATCGTTATATGAAATATGATACGAATAAAGGTTCGCAAAGTTTAGCTGTCGAAGAATTACCATCAATTAAAAAAAGACCGGAAGGGAAATAATATGAGAATTCTAATAACTGGCGCTGGTGGTTTCATGGGTTCGCATATTACTGATGCGTTAAAATCTCAAGGTCATATTGTTTACGGTGTTGATGATTTTTCAGGTGGTTATCCAAGAAACGTTTCTGATGAATGGGATTTCTTTTCCAAGTTTGATATTCGTTCGTTAGAACTATGTAAGATCATTGCTAATGATTTCAGGCCGGAAGTCATTTATCATCTTGCCGCCAATGCAAGAGAGGGTGCTTCTTTCTTTCAGCCGTATGAAGTTGGTTCAAGAAATTATGGTGCGTATATTCCTATATTGGAATCATGTATCGCTACTGGTTATCTGAAACGAGTAATTCTTTTTTCAAGTATGGCAGTTTACGGTGATGCGAATCAACCACCTTTTGATGAACGAATGTTACCAACACCGATTGATCCTTACGGCGTAAGTAAATTAGCAATGGAAGAAACTACGAAGATGCTTTCTGAATGTCATGGATTTGATTATGTAATTATCAGACCGCATAATGTTTTTGGAAGTCGTCAGAATTTAAGTGATAAATATAGAAATGTTATTGCGATATTTCTAAATAATATCATGCGTGGAGAACCGATAACGATTTACGGTGACGGAGAACAGGAAAGAGCATTTTCACATATTAGCGATTCGTTACCTTGCTATGTAAATGCTTTATATGATGCAACTGGTGAAATAGTTAATATCGGTGGTAAAGAATCTATTACCGTGAATCAATTAGCAGATGAAATTATTTCAGCATACCTTGGAAAAGATGCAGAATGGCCTGTTGAACATATCCCTACAAGGCATGGTGAAGCAAAATATGCATATTGCACCACAGAGAAATCAGAACGCCTTTTAGGGTACAAAGAAACGGTTGGATGGAAAGATGGTATTAAGCAGATGGTTCAGTATGCGCGGAGTTGTGGAAAGCAAGAATGGAAATTAGATCATCTTCCGTTATTAAATGATAAAGCACCTGAAACTTGGAAAGTATAAATCAGTCTGGTTCATATTAATTGGAGGGTAAAGTAATGAAAAGAATTGGGATTGTAATGGCGATTATTTTTTTAGTATCAATCGCTTCTGGATGTTCTTGGATTGAAAAAAAAATGACCGGGTATGCTACAGAAATTGCTGTTGAAAAGGTTCGTGGTCAACTCGATAAAGCGAATGAAAAGATTGACAAGATGATTGATAAACTTCCGACCGAGATTATCGATAAGGCAACCGGGAAAATAAGCGATAAAATTAATATTGTTATCGCGCGTAATAATGTTGAATTAAAAGCTCAAGGATTAGAAACTCGCGAAATACTTATCAAGAAATATGATACAAATAAAGATGGCATCCTTCAAACAAAAGAAATCCTGAAAACTGGTACTGGTGAAATGAAACAAGTTATGGATTATCGTCTTGGTGAAATATCAAAACGTATTCAAGCAGGAGGGAATCCAAAAGAAGTTCTTGCTGATGAAGGATGGGGTACTACAAAAGATTTTGCTGCAATACTTGCACTCCTTGTATCTCTTACCGCCACCGAAGTTGTCAGACGTAAACGTGATAGTGAAAAACGAACAGTAATACATAATCGAATTGATAAAGTGGAAACTGCGAATGCGAAAGGCGGTACAGTATGAAAATCTTCTTTGTAATACTAATCATGTTGATGTTGATTTCTGGTTGCTGTGGTTCTGAAAAGAAATTTACAGAAGCCGAAAAAATAACAGCATTGAATAATTACCGGGCGGCATGGGAATTCAAGACATATAATCCTACAAGTAATTATGCAGAATTTCTTTCACTCGCGGCAGAAGTACATCTAAAAGAAATTGGAAATCCGAATCCGATTCCATTACCTGTTAACTGGAATAACGCTATCGAACGTGAAGCGGCATTGGATATTGCAAGACAAGCACATCAGGACGCAGGAAATTAAAGGAGTTTAATCATTAAGACTGACGCACATTACTTCCTCACCTATCATATTTTTAGGGTGGCCGGATATAAGCCCAACGAAGCAAAGATTATTGCGGCTTCTTGTGAATTCGTGAATCATTGCACACCATCAGACTGTCCAGAGTTTCGGCTCGGCAAACAACAAAAGATTCCGACTTATACACAAGACCGTTATAATAATAATTGCACTACAAGTAAAATTGAAGTGCAGTTACCTTTTCATTACGTACCGGGTTTAGAAAATTCAACTAAATTAAACGTAGTGAAAAATGGGCTTATTGTAAAAACTCTTCTAAGGCAAGTTCTCGCTATGCCTTTTAATCCGTATTTAATCGGTATAGCATTTCATGCCTTTCAAGATTCATTTACACATAAGGGGTATTCCGCTTATGTATCCGGCCACTATCCTAAAGAGCGTGACAACGATTTACTTATATTTTCTGAATGTTCTGAAAAAGCTCTAATCAATTTAGGGTTTGTGAATCTGGAATTGAGACAGAAGATAAAAGAAGTACAGGATAATGGTTTCTTCGATTCCAATGATTCTGAATGTAGGATTGATGCTATCAATCGTCGGTGGGCAATTAAGGATAAAGGTATTTACCCACCGCAATCAAAATGGTATTCAAACGCACGTAAGAAGAAAAGTTTGAAAAAATATATTCATTCCGATTTCGCAAAATTTCAGAATGCCGCGCGAGAATATAAATCAATGGTTTGGGAAATGCTTATCTCGCATAATGTAGTGAGGGCATAATGAAAATATTAATTGAAGATTATGCATTAAATCATATTGGTGGTGGACAGAAATTTAGTTGTCTTATGGCCGAACATCTATCACAGAAGCATGAAGTATTTTTGACTTCTGGTTCGCGGATGGATAAAGGTTATCTTCAAAATTTCTACGGTGTAGATTTATCAAAAGTGAAATTAATTCTTGAAGGTGAATTGACAGGTAATTACGATTTACATATTCAAGCTGAACATGCTTCATGGTTACCACCGCGCGGAAAGATTTCAATTCTTCTATGTCATATTCCTGCACCGAATAAACCGCTTACTTATATTGATGATTATGATTTTATTTTCTGTGCCTCTGAATACGCCAGAAACATCATTAAAAAGCATTGGAATAAAGAATCATATATAACCAGTCTTTATTCATCAGACATCCTTCCTGCACCCAAAGAACGACAGATACTGACTGTTAATCGTATTACTCATCATAAGTATCTAATGGAGATGATTGAGCAGTTCAGATTAAGGAATTTTGCATTGCGTGGATGGAAATTAAAAATCATTGGCGCAACAGGTTGGAATCCGCAATATGATTTACTTCTGAAAAATCAAAGTGATATACCGGGAATATCTTTCTTATTTAATATTCCATGGGAATTAGTCGAGCAGGAATATGCTCGTTCTTCAATATACTGGCATTTAGGTGGACTATCAAAAAATGAATTTGAGGGTGAATCATGGAGTATGACAACCGCAGAAGCAATGAGTGCAGGATGTTATCCTTTAGTTCCTGCGATCGGTGGGAGTTCAGAAGTCCCGCCGATTGGTTCTTACGCAGAAGAATATAGGGTTGATGATGCTGAACATCTTGGAATCATTACCGAAAGTATGATTAAGGATAGGATTGATTTCAATACTTATTCTAAATCATGTATTGAACACGCGCGAAATTTCAAAAAGAAATTCTGGAATAATCTACAATCATTTTTGAAGCCATTAAATATTGAATTATAACTGCAATCGATTGCAGGGGGATTTTATGTTTAAGGTAGCAATCATAATAACACATTACGGTGAACAAACTTCATTTCTTGAACGATGTAGGAATATTCGTTTACAGTTACTTGGTTTGTATGATTACACTTATTTTATTGAAAGTGATAATACTTACGCAAAGAAGAATCTTTCATTACTTTGGAATGAATTAAGTAAATCTTGCAATACAGAGTGGGTATGTTTTCTTAATCCCGATGTTTTACTTACTCCTAATTGGTTGAAGTCAATGTTCGACGCAATTCAATCAGATGACAATAAAGATAATATCGCAGTCATTGGGCCATCTGCTAATGAAGGTTCTACAAAAATGGATGTTCCGTTCACAGTAGGGATGCCACCTTCATTCGGAGAATTACTTGATCTTGAAACTCATGCCAGAACTATTCATGGTGCTGGAGATAGAATTATTCGTGAAAACGCTAAAGTATATGGCCATTGTTACATGGTTCGCAAAAGTATTTTTGATGAACTTGGCGGATTCGATACTGACTTCCCTTTATACGGACAGGATACAGATTATAATAACCGAGTGATTGAAAATGGTTATCGTGTTGTTCAAGCAAGGCAATCATACGTTTGGCATTGGGGGGGATACACCGGACGAAATGAAATAAAACGAATCAGTATTGATAAGAAAAATGCAGTTGAACTTTGCAAACAAAAACAACTTGAAAGGAAAAGTAACAATGAAAAAAGAAATAATTAAAGATACCAATAAGCCAAGAATAAAAATGTATTCAGTCAAGAAACTAAAACCACATCCTAAGAATCCACGGATACATCCTGATTCGATGATTGCTAAACTATGTGAATCAATTAAAACCTTCGGATTCAAAGCTCCAATTATTGCAACTACTGATAATATTATTCTTGCTGGTCATGGTCGTATAAAAGCGGCAAAGTATCTAAAGATTAAAAAAGTCCCGGTTATGTTTGTAAAAATGTCACCGGAAAAAGCTCTTGCTTATTGTTTGGCAGATAACAAGATTTCTGAATTGAGTAAATGGGATGATGCTATGCTTGGTAATGTGTTCAGGGAGTTACATGATAAGTCTTTTGACTTGACGTTAATGGGTTTTGATATAGAGGATTTAAGCATGATGGATATAGATAATTTTGAACGCCCAAAATTAGAAGAACTTTCACAAGAAGAATTAGATCAAATAAAATCTGATTCAAAATCTAAGAATAAGAAGAACGGAAATTGGTTGTATGTTGAATATTATACAGATAATGTAAAGTATAGGAAATTAGTTGAAAAATTAATATCTCTAAACATCATACAAAGTAAATCATCGCATGACTTAAATCCTGATATTTTTTACGATATTATTATGGGAGTATAGTATGAGTTTAAGATATGAATTGAAAGATGTATGTGGAAGTTGCGGGAAGTGTGACGGTTCTATTTGTGAGCCAGTACGCAAACCATTACGTAAATATAATGGGATACGATTAACAAGTGATGGTTTCGACTGTGCTTTACCTGTAACTATTGATAGCCATTCCGTATGTTCGTACAGTTGTTTGTATTGTTTTTCAGATAATATAATGTCGCATAGGGAAGGTAAGTCAAATCCAATTGGGCAAACATCATTACGTTCTATTGAAAATATATTTTCTGGAAAAGAAGGTAAATATGCAGACCAGATACGCTATGCTTTGAAATACCACAAACTGAATTCAGGTGGTTATCCATGCCCTGTTCAGGTTGGTGGGCTTACAGACCCTTGCGATGACATTGAACGCAATCAGGGTTGGTTGTTGAAATTGATCAAACTTGCAATTAAATATAAACAACCATTGCGTCTATCGACGAAGGGTAATTTATTCTGTGATAAAGAATATTTAGATGCTGTATCCGAACATCCTGAATTGTTTTGGGTAGCATTTTCAATTATATCTATTGATGATTCTATTATGAAAAAGGTTGATAGGCGCGCACCTTTGCCTTCGGAACGATTGGAAACATTAAGACGCCTATCAGAACGTGGCGTTAAAACCAGTTTAAGGTTCCGGCCATTAATTCCTGGCATTTCTGATAGAACAAAGAAACACCCTAAAGCATATAAAGAACTTATTGAAAAAGCGGCTGAATATGGTGCAAACGCTATTAGTTATGAGTGCGCATTTGCACCCGGTATAGCACCGAAAGCCATGCAACTTAATTGGAAAATCATTGAGCAATTATCTGGATATCCACTGTACAATATTTATAAATCATTTGGTCCACGTCAAGCGTGTATGAGGCCAGCTTATACTTGGACAGAGCATATTATGCACGCAGTTAAAGAGGTTGCTGTTAATAATGGTTTGAGTGTAGGCGTTAGTGATCCGGCGTGGAAGCAACTTTCTGATACAGGATGCTGTTGTGGTATATTACCTGACGACCCTGTTTTTGGTAATTGGGAAGAAGAAAATGCAACCAATGCAATGGTTAAAGCAATGAAAACAGGGAAACTTATTACATTTGAAGATATATGTCCACCGTGGGCATATAAGATACGAGCAGATAAATTAGTTGCCTATGGTGCTGGTCCAACTAATCAATATGAACGTAGGCATACTACATGGTCTGATAAATTAAAATCGATTTGGAATGATGTTACTAAAGAACGTGGGCCGATGAGTTATTTCCAAGGTGCATTAAAGCCGGAAGGCATTGATGCGAATGGGAATATGCGTTATCGATATCTTGGTCTAACCAGAAAGAATAAAAAAAGCTGGTGCTGGAATGTTTAAGTCAATTTAGACTGGTTCAAATGAGTATTATTATAAGACTCGTTGGGTATCTATTCGCCGCGATGTTAAAAAAATAAAGTCACTCTCCAGAATGTATTTCCGCAAAGAACATCTTTATTATTGAAAAATCCATCTTATAACTCGTAAAAATAACTGCATTTATAACAATCAAGATTTATTCCTGAATAATTAAATTTTAACCTTGCATGTTTACTTGTGTTGAGGTATACTGATGTCAGTTAAGTAAATTGTTCTTTGATTACTACGATGTTTGCGAAAGATGACTTTCCTTGCGGGAAAGAAAAACATCAATATGAACGGTGGCGAGAAACGCGATGTGAATCGCAGTCGTAAATTCCGAAACGCCCAAAAGAAAATTGGGCGTCTTTCAATCTGGCAAATTGAAACTGATGAGGATGCCAATCACATTATTAAAGGAGAAATGAAATGAATAAAAATCGTAAACGAGAAATTGCTGAGAAAGCTTGTAGAATAAGAGAAGCAAGAGGTGATATAATCGAGAAAACAAGGCCAAAAAATAAGAAAAATAAAATGGCCGCATACAAAGTTTTTTCTTACGATTATTTTCTTGCTGTTCAAAAAATACCAACCGAAAAAGGAGGGTCATACCACGAGCGGAACTTGCACTGTGGTACAGAGGCCAGCGCGAAACGCCGTGTGAAATACTGGGCAGAGAAAGGCGATCAACTCTGGGACCGGCTCGCGTCAGAAGATAACTAATCCGCTAACGCGCTGAAAAGTTAAAGGAGAAATGAAATGGTTTATTACATCGCATTTGCAAGAGAAAACGGAGATTGG